ACCCATTGGGAATGGCCATTGACTATACTTACTACAGCCCGTACTTCCCACCACACTTCCCACCACACTTCCCGCCTCACTTTCCGCCACATTTCCCACCGTTCTTCCCACCGTTCTTCCCACCGTTCTTCCCACCGTTTTTCCCACCACACTTCCCACCACACTTTCCGCCACATTTTGAGTAGACTAGGGGGTCATGGACAAAAGAGTGGCCCGAGTGGACAAAATGAGATTCTATGGGGACTGGCCTAAGGTCAAACCCAATGAGATTCTGGTCATTCCAAAAGATGACCGTCTTTTAGAGTTTCCACCATTTCGCAATTCAACTGGCTACCCTGAGTGGTTCAAGAATGCGCCAAAGATAGAGATAGACGAATTAACAATTCAAAACTGTAAGGGCATACAGGATTACCTGTCACTGGGTATAACAGTACCGCTTTGGGGGGACGTTAGGGTACAGCCTACAGAGGGTGGGGTGTCGGCGGCTATGGCTGACCCTTTCTTTACTACTACACAGTTTCCTAAATCGTCTGTAGAAGGTTGTCCAATTATGGATGATGTTCCCATGCCTCACGCAGGGTGTCCAGATTTAAGGTCTCCTTTTCTGTATAAAACCGCACCCGGGTATTCACTTCTAGCATTGCCCATATTGTACGAGCCAGACACTAGATACCAAGTGTTACCATCCGTTGTGAATACCGACTATTTCCACAGAGTAAATCTGATATTTAGGGTGTTGACTGACGAGGAGTTTATTATCCCTGCTGGAACCCCGGTATATCACCTGATACCATTTAAACGTAAGGGTGGATCAAAAGTAAAAAAGGTCATAATGGGAGATTCTAGAATGTTTCCGATGTTAAAGAACAGAGGCATAGGTTGGGGAGGGTTTGAAACCTTCAGGCGTAAGAGGTTATATAGACAACATCAAAGGCAATCTGATGGAGAATAAAGTGGAAGAATCTTTAATAGAGCCGGGTCATTTTGGTGATTCAACTGACAATATAATTATAATTAAAGATTTTGTCTCTCCTTTAGATTTAGAACACATGGCGGCCTTTTTACCCCACCTAAAGCAGTGGGACAACCCAAAAGAGACAGAGTACAACGAAGATGGTGTCTGTATCTATGATGCGTCGTACTGGTGGGATCGTGTTTGCGAGGGAGACACCTTGCACCGTGTGAATCCCTTTGTGTACGACATGGTAGCTAACTACACAAAAAAGATGGCCCATGTAATAGAGGATAAATTCGGAGTCTCGGTTTACACTAGAGATCCCGTGTTAGTTAGGTGGCTACCAGAATGTGTACAAGAGCCACATGCTGATAAGCAGTTAAACGATGGTTCTCCTAACCCTTTTCCCACATACGATATAAACTCCATCATATATTGGAATGACGATTTTGAAGGTGGTCAGTTTTACTACCCAGAGCACGGTATTGAGCTAGAGATAGAAGCAGGCATGGCTGTGGTTCATCCGGGGGATATTAACTATCTACACGGCGTTAAGCCAGTAGTTTCTGGTGTAAGGTGGACAACACCATCGTTTTATACAATCACGTCGTTAAACACTTACGGACACTACACATTTGGAGATTAAATGGAATACGCAGGTTATGTTGGGCACCCAGCATCAGGAATAGCTTTATACAAGTCAGTTTGGCCGGAGGAATCCAACTTCGTTGAGAGACTGGAAGGCTGCATAAAAAACAGTACCCATGAATATTATTCATGGAAGAAAGCACTAGTAGGCGATCAAGAAGAGATGCCCGATTACAGGGATTGCTCAGACTTTAAGATGCGAGAGTCAGACATTGAAAATTGTCCTGATGAATTTGAGGAGGCTTCTAAGGTTTACCAAGAAGTTATTGGTGGTGTTAGAGAGTGTGTTGGTGACTACTCTAAGCGTTACAACTTACAGTTGGATTTTGAAGAAGCCACTAACTTTGTAAGGTACGAGGAAGGTCAACATTTCTCAGTACATCCTGACAGTGGTTTTTCATATTCATGTGCGGTATCTACCATTGGCTACATTAACGACGGCTATGAGGGCGGAGAGTATCACATGCCTTACCAAAACCTTAACTTCTTGCCCGAGTTTGGAGATGTGATTGTACACCCTTCAGACTTTGTTTACGCCCATGCCTCATTTCCCGTTAAAAGTGGTGTTAAGTACTCGGCAGTGACCATGTATGATTACAACGACCGTAATCACCAGAGTTCAGAACCTACAGTAGCCCCTACTGATCAGGTTTATATTCCAGATAAGATAACCCTTCCAAAACTTGTGTAAATGAAAGTCACATTAACCCAAACTCATCAGAACCCACCAACCATTAGGCAAGCTCGACCTAGACGAGACTGGATGGACGACACTTATAAAAAACATGCGTATAAATGCTTGCCTATGACATCCGCCAACACACACGGGTGGGAGTTAGTTTTACAACAAGATGTGGTGGTTCAGTTAGACAGTCCAACGTCAGTACCTAGAGTTTTAAGTGGCGAGAAGATTACCCACACCACCGATGGTTCAAAGTATGAGCGTCCTGTAGCATCTCAGAGTATTATCGGGATAGTGTCGTTTGACACTGGGTGGGCCATGCAAACTCCAGAAGGAGTCAGTACGTGGATCACAGGCACCCCTAACTATTTTGTTGACGGGGCTGTTCCACTAACAGCCTCCATACCCACTAGTTGGTGGCCTGATCCGTGGAATATGAATTGGAAGATAACTAAGTTAAACACTCCAGTACATTTCCCTAAAGGTATGCCTTTTATGTTTTTTCAGTTCTACCATGAAGGGTTACTGCCCTCAGTTGAGTTTTCAAAAACAAACTCATGGGACAATCCTGAGTTAATGGAAGCACGCAAGGCATACGGCAATGCTAAAGCCCAAAAGGAAATAGACGAACCATGGGTTTGGCTGGGAGGTATACGCACAGGTGTGGACGAAAAGGGTGAGCGTATAGGTCCTGCATACGAGGGACATCCAATGCTAGAGGAACCAACATGAAATATTGGAAAGATGGAGACCACATACCATGGGTATACACCAGAGGCATCTATGGCGATCCAGATTTTGAGCGTTTTGAAGGTGATGTGTTATTGGTGTATTTGGGTCCAGCACGTCGTCCCGGATTTCATATGTTGCCAAATGAGTACATTAGTTTTTGCGAGTCACTTGCGGGTATAGGTAAAGGTTTTTCATTTAAAATTGCCCCGTGGATGTCTGTTGAGTACAACAAGTTAAATCCTTACATGAAACGCTACCCAAACGCTCAAGCGTTGGTGTTTAACAGAAACGGATCACTTGGATTTGTATTCTTTGAAGGTCAAGATCCTAACGATAAAAAAGAAGACATAGAGCGGATGATTACACTAGATGCAGAACTTAGACATGTTGGTAATGAGTTTCACTACCCAGACTGGCGCTTTCAAGAAGCTGTAGACAATAGACCATTAACTTGGGCTCACTTGTACATGGGAAGCCAGTTTACTGATGAACACCCACCTAACAGGGAAGTTTTGTTGCAAGCAATATTGGACTGTGTGTCTGCCGCAATGTTTGACATGGATGACGAGGCTAGAGAATTGTTTATGACGGAAACTCTGGAGAGTCTTCAGACACTGTATGACCGCAGGTCGCATACCCGGTATTGGGATGATTGATGACAGAACTGGGGTTCGGAGATTCGTGGGAACCGAACGGTGGTAGAGGAGAGCATTTAGGAGGAGGGGTAGTCTTATACCGTGGTGAAGTTTCGGTGGACTGGGATCTTCTTAGGTCATTCTCTAAGGAATCGGCTATAAAAGAACGGGATACAATGTACGTTCCCGGTAAAGATCCGATCAGCGGTGAAGATGGTTATATCAATCGTAACGGTTATTTCTTTCCTACAGATTCAGTACACCTAATGCCACAACATTGCGCTTATGTGCAAGCTGACATGCGCCCTGAGATACGGCAGATACTAAAAAGGTTTGAAGATGCCAAAGATGAATGCCTTTGGGATTACCTGCATCTATTTCCCATTGCAGGCAACTCCATATGGTGGAAGATAAAGAGCCACATCCTTGTGTATCCAGAAGGGTCATACCTAGGGATGCACGCCGACACCAGTACTGACTACGCCTACGGCGCACCAACTCCATCCGATCAGATAGCCACTAGAACTGTTGTGTCAACATTAGCTTTTTTCAACGACCATGTAGAGAATGAAGATGAGCTAGACGGCACTAACTTTACAGGAGGGGTTGTACATTTCGGGTATCTCGATATTGAATATAAGCCATGTAAGGGTGATCTACTAATATTCCCCTCTAACTACATGGCTTCCCATGCTGTTTCTTTGGTAGGTGGCGGTGACAGGTACAGCCATGTAGGTTGGTACTGTCAGGGCACACCAAACCCAGAGGTAGGTGAAAGTGTTGTTGATCCAGCAATAGACCCAGAAGGTGCTAGAATAGCAACCAACGTATTTATGGAAGGTGGTTATAGTCTTGATTTCCCGCCCAGCTAACATAGGGTTACTACACCCCGGAGTACTTGGGGAGGTTATAGGTAAGCAGTTTCAGAAAAACGGATGTCCTGTGTTTACTGCAACTGCGGGACGATCCCAAGATACTGTAGACAGGGCAGATAAGTCTGACTTTATTGACTTAGGTACCATCGAAGAAATGGTTAGTGAGGTTGATGTAATTGTGTCCATAGTCGGTGGTGCAGGCGTATTCGCTGTATATGGTCTGGATACTCCTAATGAAATAGTTAACTATCCTGTTGCTGAAGCGGTGATACATGCTGGGTTTAAGGGAGTGTACGTAGACGCTAATTCCATTATTTCCGATCCTGAACAATCAAGGTGGGAGCACTCATTAGCTGACTATGTAAACAGTAGTGGTGCCTCATATGTATCAGCTTCCGTCTACGGCTATCCTAATCAAGATGGACGTATCATGTTTGTGTCGGGTGACAGAGCGGAGGCTATAGTCTCTTTATTGCCTAAGGATGATCGTAACTTTTTATATGCTAAAGTATCCCCGTGTGACGCTAAAGAGCATAAGCGTCAGCTTATTATTGACAATGTTCCTCCTGATCCAGAGAGTTACTCACGAACTGACGAAAGCTGGATAGATGCAAATAAGTAAACACCCTTCAGGACTAGTCATCTTTGATGGTGCGGCAGAAATAGATCAGGACTTCTTAGACGGGTGGATCGAAAGACGGAGTGAAATAACGGCAGGTTTGACTGGTAAAACTGACCGACGGTTGAAAACCATTGAGGATTACACAATAGATGAAGACGGTAATTATGTAAACCGAGGTGGTTATAAGTTCACACCAGAACAGTTCAAGACCACACCACTACGCCTTGTTGGGCTACTGTATGATGCCACTCCTGAAGATACTGCTTTTGTTAATTATCTTGATGGCGTAATGGCAAAATGTCTAGAAGAGTACATCCGTATATACCCAGAAGTTAAAACATCAATCTGGTACAGAACGCCAAGTCATGCTGCGGTTTACACTGAGGGTCAGGAGATTGGTCCACACTCAGATCAAGCAGTAGAACGTAGAGGTAGTAACAGCAAGTATTGGGGCTTGGGAAATGCCGACCAAGATTCAAAGCCAGTAAATGAGTTTCCTACTCGAACAGTAGTAACGGCTTCTATCGTTCTGAGAGATTGTGAAGAGGGCGGTGAGTTGAAGTTTGCACACGCTGGGGTAACAGAAAAGGCAGCGACAGGCACGGCAGTGTTTTACCCAGCAAGTTATGTAGGGTCACATCAAGTGTTAACCATAACCAAAGGTAGCAGGGTTTCATATCTTCAGTTTTACTGCCACGGCACCCCAATAGAAGGACAGCAGGAGACACATGTTGACTCGTGGTACAACAAAGATGGCAAGTGGGTACCGCCACTAATCTCGGCTCAGGTGTCCCCTCTCTAAATTCTTAGTTATCACGTCTTCATGGTAATAGGCTTTTTTAAGACCAACTTCTCCCTCTAAAGACCTGTTCTGAAATACAGGGTTAGGTGCATCCGTGATGTTTCGATCATTACTGTTGCGTTGAACATGGAGAGCATATTTTTCGTAGTCTTCATAAATACTCATTAGCCAGTGTGGTTCACACCATGCTTTAACTTCCTCTGGTTCAAACACTTCTACCAGTACTTCTGGCGCTGGGCTTCCATGAGACATGAACTCTAAGTAAGAGTAACGAGTGCCTTCAAGCACAGTATTAACACCATGTGATCCCATGTAATTAGCTGGAAATATAAGGACATCTCCAGCCTTACCTTGGTGCTCAATGTCTAAATACGGAAATGTAATTTCTCCACCAGTGTAGTTAGTTCCATCTAAGTCTTCAGGCTTGTTTACTCCGTCATTTAAATAAAGGATTATCGCTATTACTTGCCTAGAGCCACCTTGCCCACTAGGTACGTACCTCTCTCCCTGTAGTACTCGGTAGTTAGAATCATTGTCGTTATGCACACCAAGAAAACTCCCCGGCGCATAATGAAGTACATGTCCTCTTGACCTCCACCATAGAGTACCTAGTATTAGAGGGAACATGTCTACATATCTAATTAAGCACTGGTATATAACTGATTCATAATTGTGAAAAGTCTCAACCACCCACGTTGGGGTGCTGTGGTCTACAGGTTGTAATAACCGAGTAGGTACCGTCTTTACTTGTTCCATTGTGAACTTGTTTTTGTCGCTGTTCAGTGCGTACACATTGCCGTCTTCATCTGTGTCGTAAGTCCAGTTTTGTTCAAATGCTTCAGATGAGTTTTCGTCTACCCAAGACAGCAACTGTGGGTCAACAGTGCAAGTGTTTTTGAATCTAACAACTCCCCCACCTAAGTGTTCTGTTTCTATCCGTTGTATTTCGTTAATTACGTCTTCTGTTATTAGTGGTGTGCCAGCATCAAAGATATTCATAAGGCATGTACGGCCCTTCTGGCTCAGACTCAACTGGTCTTACTAGTGGGTTTATCTCACCATTAGGGGGACTACCATCAAGGGTAGCCCACCTAGAATAAGGTGACTCTGAAAACCGTTGCCAGTCTTGATGTAACCAAGGCAGGTATGTCGCTTGGCACCAATGTCCATTATCTGCTTCATAAATTGGTACTAACGGCGATGGCTCATTGTTGTGCACACCTTGTCCAAACACCGACTGGTAGTTATATCTGATACCAGCTTTTATAGTGTTCACTCCGTGGGAGCCTATGTAGTTAGCTGGGAAAAACAGTATGTCTCCGGTTCTAGGTTTATAAGTAAGGTTGTTCAAAAACGGAAACCACATTTCCCCGCCTGTAAAATTAGTACCATCTAGTTCTTCTTCAGTATCCACGCAGTCGTTGTAATACGTGATTGTAGACAGAACTTGGAAGATGGCTTCTGGTCTATCGGTTTCATACCTTTGACCATCTATTGTCTTTCTGCTTGTGTCGTTGTCACTGTGCATCCCGATTGCCCCATTGGGGTAATACTTGAGAACATTGCCCCTGAAGCGCCACCACAAAGAGTTTAGGACATGTGTATAGATGTCTATATACTTCATCAGACATAGATAGATTTGATTTTCATTTTCATAAAAGAACTCGGCTATGTCTTCAGGGGTTTCCCGCATGACTGGTTTGCTATTTCCAAAACCACCAAGCCGGTATGGGTTGCGGTAGTAAGTGCTGACAGGATGTCTTTTTCCTGCTAAATCTTCACACCATGTTTCACCGTTCTCCTCTTTAAGAAACACACCCGGAGTTGAGTGAATGGCGTACTTGTCTATGTATTCAAACAATCTTGGCTGATCTACGTCTATAACGTTCTTAAAGACAGTAACCCCTGCCCCATAATCATGAAACTCTAGGTTGTTTACTAGTTCGCAATCCTCTTCTGATAAATAAGGGATTGGGGTTCTACATCCGGGGTAATCTCTAGTCAAGGCCACAATAGGAGCCTATCAGGGTTAAGACGTTCTTTTAATAATGGTAGTACCGTCATCGGTAGCTAGGTGGAATACCATGAATCCGTCTTTGGTTAAAAAGCTGCGGTTAGTCTTAGTCATGTAGTGCTTATGCAAAGCGGAGTGGCTACTGTAAAACGATCCGTAAGCCCCAGTGTCTTCGATGTGCATTACACCCCCCACTGACAGCATGTTCATATAAGCGTCTACAAGATTACTATTCAATGACACCAAGTCCTTCATGCGGACATGTACATAGTCGTAAGTACCAACGTTGGTTCCTGCCAGTATGTCCTGAACATCTAAAGTTGAATATTCTGTATCGGTGTATTTAGTCGATACTTCTGTCTGAGTTAGGTAGAACTTTTCAAATGCGTATAGGTTACAATCGTTTACTAACGTGACGTTCTTAGAACTGTCATTCATCTGCTCCATCATCCAAGATTCAGGAACACCAATAACCCACAGGTAGTTTGTTGCTTTAATACACTCTTCAAAAAGGATCGCTCTCATTTCAGCAGACCACACGTTAGCTTCCCAACCGGGAACAGACGTTTCAATCATGGTCCACCAATGTAGTTCTGCGTCATTGCCTATAACTGTGGCTCGCCTATCTACATTCATGGCAGTATGGTGTGTGGTCATAGCTGCTACATAGTCGGCTACTGTACTATTCCACATCTGGTCGTGATTAGAACTTAGTTTAGAAAGCGATTTGGAAATTAGGTTTGTTTCCATCCAAGCGTGTGTCATTACAGTACCCCAGTAGCTAATTGTCGCCAGTACCACAAGCGTCTAACCATTATGGTTAATACCGTGTTTTGAGTTTTAAGGTAGTCTTCAGATGCCAAAGTGGATGCGTAGGCGGCACCATTGGTGATGTTCATTGGGTTTATGGTGTTGCATTCATTTATTTTGTCAAGGATGTCATCAATAGACAGAGATGCTATGTTTGCCCAATCTAAACCGACAGAAAATAGAACTTTAGCCAGTTCATACTCTATTTGAGACAGGTCACTAGATGCTGAGTACGAATTTCCCGGAGTACTACGTGAAGCCATTACGTACTCTCTCTAGAAATATGCTCGGTTAAATTAGAAGTTGGATCTAGGCGACTGCAAAATAACATTGCAGCGTCTGATTCGTACTCCCATCCTGCCAACTCTTTGTTCCACTTGATTGGCTCGTTGTCTCGCCAAGGACCTACGGGAGAGTTAGCGTCGGTACCTAGCTGTGGTCCTGTGTACATTAGAGCGTCGGTAAGTAAAGTTTTACCTGCTTCTACAGCAAGGTCATGCTGAGTCTTGTCAGCCATGATTTAAGAAAGTGCGCCAAGGGCGGCTAGTTGATTTTTAAGACATTCATGTGCAGCGTAAAATTCCGTACCTTCAGCCACTGGATTGGTATACGAGGATGTGACTGTGGATGGATCTACACCTAACGACAGGCATAATACTTGAGTAGAATATTCTAAGTATTCCTTAGCTTCTGCTTTAGCTGCCGTAACTTGAGCTTCTGTTAACGCCATGAGGTTATCCTAACGCAGTTAAGTCAGATTTGCATTTAATAATGCGTTCGTTCAGGGATTGTATACGCCTCTCTGGCTCATATATTTTACCTGTGTCGCTGTCTGCTGGTTCTGCTGGTGCTGTGTAATCCGCTGGTAATGTGTTAGCGTCTACGCCTTGTCTAAGGCATACTTCATAAATCTCTTGTTCCATTTCACCAATGACTTTTGTTAGTATCGTCTTCTTGGTTGCATCTGGAATTGGTTTAGAAAAGTCCATTAATTGTGTCCTCTAAGAATTAGTTCCTGATATAAAGAATACCATAGCGTGGTACGATATAAATGACATATTAGCGTTTAGGGGGTGCCTGTGGGCGACCAAGATTCCCTACAAGTCGCTAAACAAAAGATAGATAAGGTCTTTAAAGACCTAGATGTAACAACACCTGAGGCTTCAACCAGAGCAGTTAAAAATCAAATAAAGTCTGCACAGTCTTTAATAGACAAAGCCAAAGACAACATCGCTTACGTTCTGGGTCTACCCGCAGCGATTACTGGAGCCTTTGGCTTCTTGTGGGATTCATCTTCAGACGAAGCCGCCTTGCAATATCAAGTGGATCAGTTAGAGACTGCCGTAGCCGATTTAAAGGCCGAGAATGATCTTCTGGGAGGGGGTACCAAGAACTGGTCTCTCAATCCAGCAGATGCCCCCGGTGGGTCTCTAACGGTAATTCTAGTAGCTGGACTAATAGTAGTACTACTAATACTGCTCTTCTGGTATCAGAACAGGCGTAAAAACAGACAGTGAAGAGGCTCGCGGCGGTTGTTATCGCCGGAGCACTCCTCTTTGCAGGGTGTGCTAGTGGCGACGACACAGAAGAAAATAGTACTACTACAGTAGTAACATCCACGACTTTAACTCCAGATGTGACGGTAGTCCCAGATGTAACGATAGCCCCAGACCAAGACACACCCACGGACACGCCCACGCCTGCCCCAGTGGGGCACGCATTGTCATTTACACCTGATGAGGATTCATTCTCTTTTGAAAACTTTGGTGGGGGTGAAGCCCCTGCCGATTTAACGGTTAATATGGCTCGCCGTTTATATGGTGACGCACAGGTTTGTTCAGATGTTACTGACAGTAAGTGTACGCCTTACCCAGTGATCCTTCAGTTGATGTCACAGGCAAACAAGTCGATGAGGGGTGGACTTTGTGAGGGATTAGCAGTACTGAGTATGCGACTAGCTGGTGACTTAGAAACATTAACGTCATATCAAGGCACCGACACTGTCGCCCAGTTGATTAAGGAAGACCCAGCACTACTGTCTGAGATTGCCTATTGGTATGTAACCCAGTTTGCAATCGAGGTACAACAGGAGGCCGCCGCCTACCTTGATATGTCACCCAAGGAATTAGCCGAGGTTCTGTTGTATGACTTCTCAGAATCCGAGGCTGGAAGAAACCACACAGGTTTCACTATGGGCATCTATTCAGAGCACGGCGGTCACGCCATTACGCCATACAAGGTGGAACAGGTTGGGGGTGGTTATCGAATATACGTATACGACAGCAACTGGCCTAACGCCGAGAGATGGATTGACGTAGACGACGATGGTTGGGTATACGCCCTAGCCGCAACTAACCCAACTGAAGAGGCTGAGGCATGGGGCGGTGGCACAGGCACCATGGAACTGACACCTATGAGTATTAGAAATGGGCCGTTTACTTGTGGTTTTTGCCCTCAGGAAGGCTCTACCAAATCAGGAACACTACTAACAGTTGCCGCATCTGGAAGTAAGCAGATGAGTTTAAAGATAGTAACTGAGAGTGGACAACGTCTTGGGTACTACGACGAAGGGTTTGTTAATGAGATACCCGGAGCCACCTACCGTTATTTGATTTCTGGTCCATCCACGTCTGACCCTGTAATGGTTTTCTTGCCACCAGACGTTGAGACCTTTAGTGCTGACGTAGAAGAGATAGATGTTCCTGCTCCAGATATCTATATAGAAAACCAAGACACCGAAGCGCCGGAGGTAATACTGCCGGAGCAGGAACAAGAAGATAGTACTCCACAAAAGTTCTCATTACTACTATTGAATGAAGAAAAGTCTGTTCAAATTGAAGCAACAGTTGCAGAGCCTGAACCAGAGCCAGAAGTCGGTGAGGTCGTAGAGGTGCAGTCACTTATTGCTTTCTCGGAAGAGTCACTAAACATTGCTGAGATCGAGGAGGCTACGGTAGCCATAGCTATTGATGCTCTGGAGATTGAAGTCGAGTTAGATGAAGGTCAGCAGATAGCTATTGAGTTTGCTCCCGAGCCAGTAAATGTAGACGACCCAGCCCCAGAGATGCTGGACTTGGAGATACAGAGTAGCGAGGGCGAGGTACTGGCTGAGATTGAAGTTGACGTATCCCTATATGCTGTCGATGCGCCTCCACAAGATGTTGATAATGATAGCCCCATCCCCGAACCTACACCTCAGCCTGTTCAAATTGAGATTACTTACGACGAAGTATTAAACGAGGTTATACAAGAGGAAGAGGAAATAGGGCAATGGGTAGCATCCGATGCGGAGTACTTTCTAGCGGTAGCTGAGGACAGACTGGACGAGGTACTGGGAGACTCTTGGGTTGAGGAGTTTGAGGAAATTGAAGAATGGGAACCTCTGTTCGAGGAAGATGGCTTCGACTTAACTGAGGTAATACTCAATGTCGATGAAGAATACTGGGAGGACGAACAGTGGGAAGAAATAGATTATGATGAGGAGTGGTTCGAGGAGCAAGAATTAGAACTTCTAGAACTATTTAATGAAGAGATTGAACTCGAAGAAGTGTTTGAGTTCGTAGACAACATTGATATGGAGGAATACTGGGAATGGGAAGAAGAAGATGAGTGGTCCGATTGGGAGACATTTGACGACTGGGAAGAAACTCCAGAAATTATTGAAGAGGAACTCTTTGAAGAGGAGGACTGGTGGGATGAGCAACCGGAAACGTTGGAAGGCGATGAATGGTTAGAAGAGGAGTGGCTTGAGGAAGAGTGGTTAGTAGAGGAAGTACCGCCAACCACTACATGGATGGACGATTGGGATGAAGAAGAACTAGGGCCTATCCCTGAGGACATGCTCGAATGGACAGACGAGGAGTTTGAACTCTTAGAATCTTTCTTAGAAGAAGTTCCACCAGAGGAAGAAGAATTAGAAGTCTGGGAGCTTGATCCTTTCCTTAATACGGAAGAGGAATGGGAGGAATGGGAAGATGAGTTTTGGTTCGAGGATTCCGAGATAGAGGATGATTGGATAGAAGATTGGATAGAAGAAGAAACAGACCAAGAGTGGCCAGAGCCTGAACCTGAGCCTGAACCTGAGCCTGAACCTGAGCCTGAGCCTGAACCAGAGTGGGACAACCCTTACGCAGATTGCATAGGCACAGCCGCTTGTGCTGATGCACCGGGAGGTTTCGACACTTGGGCGCAATGGGAGTCAGCTAATAATCCTAATTATGTAGCTCCTGAAGTTGGCGATCCTGATTATGTGCCGCCACCACCACCACCACCAGTTTACGTTCCTGTCTACTGGACTTACTCTGATCCTTTAATCACTAGCCGGTTTAATGACACTACTGAGTCAACAGTCACGACAGTGTTAGCTAGGGGTGAGGATGGGCATTGGTATGAGACACACACAACTGAAACGACTGTCACAACCACGACTTACACTACTAATGGGACTCAACAGTTCGGTTGTGTAGATAATGCTTGTGCCTCATCAGGCACCACTTGGGGTGATGAAACAAGCGTTGAGACTGTAGCGGTGACTACAGCGGCAACAGTTGTTCCAGCTTCTTGTTCGCAAGGTGGTTGGACTGGCTTGGGTGACTGGTGCATAGTTGATTCCAGTAGTCGAAACGATTACGACCATGTTGCTTTCTCGGTTCCTACTGCCGCTGAAGAAAATATTGCCTGTGATTGTGAAGATGGTGATGGGCTTATGGACATTCGCATTGATGCAGAATCAAATCTGACACAAGCGCAGTTCGGCTCTAATAACGAACACGCTGATCCTTACATCTTTCTGAATCACGACACAGATCCAGACGATGGCGACCATTCAGGAGACATGGATGAGATAACAGTTGGCAATCAGATTCAAGCAAACGATGACAGCGGTAGAGACTGTGGTAGCACTTGTAACAACCCACCTAGCACCGCCACAGACCCAGATGAAACACCTAACGTAACACTCGCTAACGGTGAGCCAGTTATTGATAATGTGTCTGACTCTTGGGACTCTCGTATAACAAGAGAGCTATCAGCAGGCGATTATGTGGTTCGTGCTTCGGTGTATAATAATGCTAATAGCGGATGGTATCGCTTGACAATTAGAGATGCGGATGTGACCTACCCATGAAACATGAGGATGTAAAAATGAAAGTTTGGATCGACCAAGATCTTTGTACAGGGGACGGACTATGTGAAGAAATCTGCCCATCGGTTTTTGCTATGGGAACGGATGGTCTTGCCTATGTCAAAGAAGAGAATTGGCCTACGGTGTACAACGATGGAACCAACGTCTATGAAGAACCAATACTACAGATGGCAGATGGCTTGGCAACAGTTCCCGGCTCAGATGTTGAAGCAGCCATAGAGGCGGCAGACGAGTGTCCCGGTGAGTGTATTTTTATTGAAGTATTATAATTCCGTAGTGCTAGACTGTATACGTACTTAATTTGGATACTTTAAGGAGTAAAAGTGGATAACGAACCAGAAATAAGCATCAATCCTCAAACGATCATTAATGAACTTCAGACCCGTGTAAATGGGTTGCAGGGAGAAAACATCGTACTTTCTGCAATGGTGACAGAACTTAAGGCTCGTGTTGAGGAATTAATCTCAGAGGAGTCTACAGAGGATGGCAACAGCGAGACCTGATAAAGGCGAGGCTAAAGGCACCGCTGGTTCAACTGATTTCACGTTCACTAAGGAACGAGAAAGAGAAGATCAGAGAAAAGTAGCCGCTGGGGAAGAGCCGGGACCGGGATACTTTGAGCCTGTGTATGTAGATAGTTCTAGAGTAGCAGCTATACGGTATGTCCCATACGATCCGAATGACGCTGAGTCTGGTGTTGGTACCGTTTTTGTAAGGTTTCATAAGTACGACGACCCGTGGGCCTACTACGATGTGCCTTTTAGCATATACAACGAGTTTGTAACAGCATCTTCAGTTGGTCGCTATATTAACGCTCAGATGAACTCCTATAACTACAACAGGGCTTCAGAATCAGAAGTAAGCGATTATTTCGCCGGGATGTAGTATGTGGTACTGGTTAACTGTAGGGGTATTGATTGTCTTTGGAGTAATGATACTGTATACATGGTATGACTACTATAAATAAAGTTATTGGGTACAGCCCTTTAGTTGTAGGTTTACTTCTGTTACCAGTACTCCCTTTTATGCGGGGCTGGTTTTTACTAGGCTTTTCTATAACTGGTATCATTTGTTGGTGGCTAGTATTGCGAAATACACTGGATTTAGTTCAGGGGGTGGGGCCGATTTATTGGCTTACACGTCAGACCACCATCAAGAAAGTGGGTGTTCAGAAGTCGTTTATGAGGGAGACAGATTATCCATGGCGAACTGGTAATGGACTACAGTTTGTGGTTCCATTCCGAACATTCCAAATAGGTATTTGTAAACCATCAGAGCATTACACGGTTGAGTCCGGTCTCCTACATTCACTTGTTGGTCGGCCTCTACCTGAAGATCCAGAGGAGATTGGCGAATGGTAATGAAGTTTTGGCAAGGTGAAAAAGAGCATCCAGTACGCACGTTAGAGCGTCCTTCCCGTGTGACCAAAATGTCCACTAAGGACTTACTCGACTGGATGGATTTAGAAATAATGCAACTAGGTCAAGCCTTTGATCAATGGAGGTTTCATAACAATGGTGCAGATGAGGTAAATAATAGGTTAGATACTCTTGCCACTATGTGGGATGAGTTGTCTGAAAGAAAAGAATGAGCACTGAACTTCTAGACACCGAGGAAGTAGAAGACGAGTTTGATGCCGTTGCTGATATCGACGAGGAGCTAGACGAGGCTTCAGCAGAGTTTGTTTCTGAGTTGTGTAACAAGTTGGTTATTTTTACTGAGGAGTTTTGCGATGTCGCGTTATTCCCTTATCAAGTTCCTATCGCCTACCGCTTTATAGAGTCCATTGTTGTAGGAGATGGTGAAGAGCTAACGCTTATAGCCACTAGACAGAGTGGTAAGTCTGAGGTACTGTCAAACGTCATTGCATCCATGATGGTGATACTTCCAAAGTTGTCAAAGATTTACCCCGTATGGCTGAGTAAATTTGATAAAGGTTTCTGGTGCGGGGTGTTTGCACCAACCGAGGATCAGGCTGACACAGTTTTTAGTCGGATAGTCAGTAGGTTAACTAGTGACCACGCCATGGAGTTTCTACTAGATCCAGAGATTGACGACCGAGCGTCTTCAGGTGGCGCTAGAGGTAAGGGTAAAATACTGTCCCTCAAGAACTCGGGATCTATTTGCCGTATGCAAACCTGCAACCCAAAGGCAAAGATAGAGTCAAAGACCTACCATTTGGCGGTTGTAGATGAAGCCCAAGAAGCTGATGAGTTTGTTGTCACTAAGTCTATAAAGCCTATGCTTGCGTTTAATAACGGATCAATAGTAATGACGGGTACTGCTACGCGTAACAAGTCGTACTTCTACAAGATGATTCAGTTTAATAAACGTCGTGACATTGCAAAGAAACGAGGACAGAGACAGTCACATTTTGAGTACGACTGGCGTACTGCTGCCAAATATAATACCAATTACGGCAAGTTTATATCTAAAGAAAAAGTGCGAATTGGAGAGGATTCCGATGAGTTTCGTATGTCATACCTTAATCACTGGATTCTTGAAAAGGGTATGTTCGTTACGGAGGAGCGCCTAGACAGACTCTATGACTCGTCTATGCCACTGGTTACAGAGTGGTGGCGTACCCCTATTGTTATTGGTATTGATGTTGCCCGCTCAAATGACTCAACTGTGGCTACAGCCGTATGGGTTGACTGGGATCATCCTGATGGGCTTGGTTTCTTTGAGCATCGTGTACTGAATTGGATGGAGTTACACGATACTGACTGGGAATCCCAGTACTTTAAGATCGTTGATTTTGTAAGGAATTATGATGTATTACGTGTAGGTATTGATGCTCAAGGAGTAGGTGGAGCAGTAGCGGAACGTCTAGCACTCCTACTTCCAGACATGGAGGTTCTACCTTTATCGTCAGATGCCAAAGCCCAGAATGAGAGGTGGGTACATTTGACAGAGTTGATTCAGCGAGATCAGCTTATAATACCGGGGCACTCAAAAGCGAAGCGAACACGTCGTTGGAAGAAGTTTAATCAGCAGATGGTTGACTTAGAGCGTGTTAACCGTGGACCATATCTATTAGCAGAGGCTCCTGATGAGAGGGGTGCATTTGATGACTACCCAGACAGCTTGGCTTTAGCCTGTCACTTGACAGTTCACGATATTATGCCAACTATCTCAGTTGCTGAAAATCCCTTCTTTGATTAGTGGTAGAATATACGAGAGATACTTATAAGTTATCCTTCGGAGGATCTAATGGCTAATGTAATGAATCCAACTGTTGCCCCGGCCCCTCAGTTCCCGGAACGCGGCCCAGAGGTGGGCAGCCACGGGTTTGAGAGGACGCTTGGGCCAGATGTACCTATGCAGCGTGGACCGCTGCGGTTTGAAGAGGGTGTTGCTACCGACACTGACGTACCAAACGATTTCGCAATCGGAGCGTACTCTGACACTTCATCCGCTCCGGGTCGCCCTAATCACAACAATCCAGACATGGTATACAAACCAGCCGAAGTCACGATGCAAGAGCGAGCCCACGTTGGGTCTGCTTCATGGATCGAGGCACCGTCTGTACTTGGAGAGTTTGTTCAGGGTGTTGTTGCAGGTGATGGGATGCCTCAATTTGAGCGCTCCTTTAACTCTGGTGCACACATGAATCGTCCAAGCGCCGTTCGCGTAAACGACTAGTCCGACCTATTTAGTTAGGTTCGGCCGTGCCGTACGACATAACTAGCGGTCAACAATTTAGAGCAGTTTCCAATCGTATGACTACGATGGGGTTGCATTTACCTGACTCAACAGTGGAGGAGGGTATTAACTGGTTTCCGTCAGTACATGAGGCCGTTAAAAAACAGGCATCAAACATAGGTATAACGCCATCTCAAGGCGCTGGTATTGTCGCCGCTGTATCGCCAAACATGGACTTTGAAGCTCGTAATATAAAAGCTCTTGACGAAATACAAAATATACCTGCTGAAGGTTGGGATATGGTGCGGGCTGGTAAAGTTAAGGCACCTGACGGTCGAAGCATCCAGCGACGACTACCAGAGACTAGCGCCATGCTCTCTGAAGTAGCTCCTTCATTAGTATCAGCCTATGACACTAGTCTTTTGAGGGCTGAAAGGATACTAGGTGGACAACCATGGAGAGAAGTTATACCAATAAGTACCTCTCCTAAAACTCATAAGTTTGCTGAAAACATAGAAGACCCCACCTCCACCTCAGTAACTATTGATGGTAGAGCCGCTGATATTGTTGCTAACCAGCGAAGGGGATGGAAAGATGACCGTGGTATAAGTACGGCTAATCTAGTCTCCGGTAAAGAAAGCAGGTACGAGAGGCATGAGCGTGCCTACCAATCCACCACTTCGGAACTGAGTCAACAGGACACAAGGTTCACTGGTGTGACACCTAAAGATGTACAAGCTGTACTGTGGGTGGGGGGTAGAGGTGTAGAAAGGTCGCAACCAACTAAGAGTGGTGGTCAGCGAAAAGTTGGAGAAGCTAGAGTAGGTCAACCGTACGTCACCCCCGGTGGTAAACCTTTAAAACGTGATTCAAGATTTTGGGAGAAAGCATGACAGAAGCATGGGCAATCGTAATAGCCGCATCCGTAACTGGAGTCTTTGGACTACTGGGTATGTTTCTAAATAGATTTAGGGCAGAAAACCGCAGAGATCATGCTGTTGTGTCTGAAAAGTTAAATGACATAAAGCACATGGTGCAAGGTGTTAAGATGACTGTTAACCAGAATGGTGAGAAACTCACTGACCACTTAAAGTGGCACGATGACACTAAGCCTAAAAAGAAAACAGGGAAGAAGTCAACGACTAAAAAGTGAGACACACACCTGAAGGTGCTGTGTCGTGTAAGATATGTAGTAGCAGAAGGAGTACTTGCGGTGGGAAAAGAACAGACCCCAGTCACATTAGTTGAAGCACTTGCTACACCACTTCGTGACCCAAGGCCAAAGGAATGCTTATATTCCCGTGTTCGTGGTGAGTTATCCAAAGAGGAACAGCAGGCGCTAGACAGAGCATTGGAGAAAGTGCGTTCTGACAATAACAATGGTCAACGTAAAGTTTATTCCACAGGCTGGTTATCTAGTGTTTTGACCATGCAAGGTTATCCCATATCTGCTGCAACTATTCAACGACATGTACGACAGGTGTGTAATTGCCACACCGGAAAGACGGCGGATGACGAATGAAAGTAAATTATCTAAGCATTTAGATAAGGGACCACCAAAGCAAGCACTGGGAAAACTATCGGAGTTACTTGAACGTCAGGGTATAGAGATAGAAGACATTGGAGAAATCAAGAAGGTTTCTTTATACCAGTCACTAACAAAGGACGCTGAGGGCGATGCACAAATACATGACCTTGTGGGTATACAAATATCTCCGGCGTGGGAAGCGGGACCGCAATGGCCGGTCATCGAACCCGGCCCCACAATCAAACTTCCCAAGAGTACTACCGCCAAGAAGAAATCGAAGTTAAAGGATTGTGTTGTTCTTCCTGACATGCAGATTGGGTACTTTCGCACAAAGGACGGCGATCTAGAACCTACACATGATGAATCCGCTATCTGTCTGTCGCTATCCATGGTTAGGGATATCAACCCAGAGTTGGTAGTACTTGTGGGGGATAACCTAGACTTACCAGAGCTTGGCAAGTATAGGGTTACTCCGGCTTTCCAACAAACCACCCAAGCCTCTATAGATAGAGCAACTGAGATATGTGCCGCTTTAAGAGAGGCCGCACCTAACGCTGAGATTAAGTGGCTCGCTGGTAATCATGAGGAGAGGCTTACTAACTTTATGTTAGATAATGCAACTGCGGCGTTCGGTATACGAGTGGGCACACGGCCAGAGAGTTGGCCTGTGCTTAGTGTACCCAGTCTATGTAGATTAGATGATTTTGATATTGAATATCTAGCTGGATACCCCGCCTCGTGTGTTTGGATAAACGAGCACATAAAGGTTATACATGGTGACTTAGTTAGGTCTGGTGGAAGTACAGCACATGCCTACTTAAACAGGGAGAAGGTGTCAGTCCTATACGGGCATATACATAGACGTGAATGGGCGGAGATGACAAGGGAAGATTATGATGGACCCCGAACAGTCGTAGCCGCATCACCCGGATGCCTTGCTCGTATTGATGGCGCAGTACCGTCTGTTAAGGGGGGCACCGACCTAGATGGTCGTCCTCTTAGTCGTCATGAAAACTGGCAACAGGGTTTATGTGTAGTCCAGTATGAAGAAGGCGATGGTAAGTTCAACATAGAGATGGTTACAATAAGAGATAACTGGGCTATCTACCGAGGTCAAGAGTACTGCTAACTTATAACCATTTTGTTGTTTTTAACTAACCAATTAATAGTGTTAAAAGCCAGTACCCTAGCAATCCTTTCACGGGTAGCATCTCCTCTAGATACTAGTCCTTGAACGGTTTCTTCTAAATCATCTTCTAACCATTTTTCAAGGGTTCCGAAGCAGTACAAGTTTGTTAGTTCGTCTTCTATTTCTTGAAGCAGTTCCCAGTCGCTATTTTTGAAGTTAGCTACGTCGTAAGCTTTGTCGTTACTTTTGATCATTTAAATACCTTCCTTAGTTTTGTAAGTGTGTATAATGGTACTTGCTGTCCAATCGGATAGCAAACACTATTCCCTATTAAAGGATATTCATATATATGTTCAATAAGGACTTATTTGAAAGAGTAGCTTCTACCTTCGGGCAGGCTGCAATAGGCGCTGTAGGTACCAACTCAATGTTGGATCTAGGCGTTGACCAATGGAAGATGGTACTTTCAGCCGGAGTTGCTGCGGCACTCAGCGTATTGAAAGGTGCCCTTGCATCAAAGGTTGGTACTAAAGGTACCGCTTCACTAGCCGACTAACTATTATCGGCCACACGAAGACTTCGGTTGGTGTATAATTATACCTGTTCGTAGTCTAAACTCGGGTGTGATTTATGGCAGTTGATTTCTGGTCTCCCTCTTACAGGGCTTCAGCCAGTGACCTTACTGTTGCTATATCGCCACTTGGTCTAGTTGAACTAGCCGACGAGGAATTTGAGGTCCACGGTCCACGTCTGAATAGATATTCAGCAGCGTGGGCGTGGTACCTTGGACACCATTGGGCATACCGCCGAGAGTTTGGCGAGTCCCAATTCTACTTGAACTATGTTCGTACAATGTCAGACTACATTACGAACTTTTGCTTTGGTAAAAGCGTACAATTCCGCACCCCAGAGCAGAACAACGCCATCATCCCTCACCTACTTAATAAAGTTTGGGAACAACATAATAATAAAGAACACACGTTGTGGGAGATGGGTCAATTAGCTTCAGTAACGGGCGATTGCTTTGTTAAGATCGCTTACGAAGAGCCATATGTTGATCCTATTGGCATACCTATCGCAGGAAAGATTCGTGTTCTACCACTTAATCCTGCTCACTGTTTCCCTGAGTACCACCCACACGACAGGTCTAGACTTCTACGTTTTAAGTTGAAGTACAGGTTCTGGGGTACTGCCTCTGAAGGCACCCGTCAGGTTTATACTTTCACTGAGATAATTACCGATGACACTGTGGAGCAGTACATCAACGACGAGTTGGTGGACTCCTACCCCAATGCCATCGGTCATATTCCAGTTGTCCACATCCCCAATACGACGATATCTTCGTCGCCATGGGGACAGAGTGACATCTGGGACATCATTCCCTTGAATAGGGAACTCAATGAAAAGATGGCTGAAGTTTCAGACATCATAAACTACCATGCCGCACCAGTAACAATCATTACTGGCGCAAAGGCCAGCCAATTAGAGCGTGGTCCTAAAAAGGTGTGGGCTGGGCTGCCTAAAGACAGCAACGTCTTTAACCTTGAATCTCGAGGAGAAATGGCTGGTGCCCTTGAATATATTCAACATATCAAACGCACCATGCACGAGGTAACAGGCGTACCGGAAACCGCCCTTGGGCAGACCCAGCCTATTTCAAACACTAGCGGTGTTGCTTTGGCTATACAATATCAACCAATGATGAACCGCTACACCATGAAAAAGGTACACTTCTCAAGAGGCTTGGAGAGGATAAACGAAGTAATTATACGGACAGCGGCTGTATTTGAACCGCAGTTGTTGGTTTACAACGCCGCTGTGGCAGAGATGCCTGAAAAAGATAATGCTATTGAGTTAGATCCAGCCGACCCACTTACATACCAAACTACGGTTCACTGGCCAGATCCATTACCAGTAGACGTACTAATTAAACTTAATGAGATTCAGGCCAAGTTAGCTCTTGGCTTAGAGTCCAAACGTGGTGCCCTCCAGATTCTTGGTGAGGAGTTCCCGAATGAGAAGATGGCCGAAGTATTTGAAGAGATGATGGATGATGCTCTAGATACAGGGTCACTTGAGATGTTTAATGCACAAATGCAGCAAGCAATTTTCGCAGCTACTGGAATGCTACCCCCAGAGGGAGCTAATCCAGCCAGCGGTGAGTCAGGTGGGGAAGGGGGTGTCCTTCCGGGCACTACTCCCCCAGTTGACGACGCAATGTTAGATAAATTGATACAACGGGCATACGGAGCTAGGTTCGCCCAGCGCCGTGTTCCTTCAGAAGATTAAATAAACGTAGTATTACCATAGTCATTATTAGCAAAATTAGATAAGGAAATATTGATGGCAGAAACACAGGCGGAGACTGCTCCGTCCGAAACCGTAGTATTGCCTCCTTCTCAGGAGGTTACCGATAACTCTGAAGTCACAGAGACAGCGTTTGCAGTGGGTACTGAAGAGGCCGCACAAGCACGCACGTTTTCTGAAGGTGACGTAGAGAAGATTAGACAGCAAGAAAAAGACAAGCTATACAAACGTCTTGAAGATTCTGATGGTCGAGTAAAAACACTTGAAGAACAACTGTCTGTACTAAATAACGAAAGTGAAGAGACTAAAGCCGAAGCCGCAAGGCTCGCTAAAGCTGAATCTGATGCTTTACGCAAGCGTGAAGAAGAAGAACTCAGCGCAAAAGAACTGCTCACTAAGAGAGAAACAGAGTTTGACTCAAAGCTCAAACACGTTGAAACTGAGTGGGAACAGCGCATTGCCAAGATCGAGGAAGAGCGTGCTCTTCAAGACGAGATGTTGGAAAAAGAACGGAGAGTGCGCGAATTGGAGGTTTACCTTCAACGCCGTTCAACAGAAGAAGAGGAATTTATTATTCCTGAACTTCGAGATCTTATCTCTGGATCGTCAGAAGATGAGATAGAACAATCTATTGGGATACTTAAAGATCGCAGTAGTGCTATACTGGAATCAATCCAGCAATCTACTCAACCGAGTGGGTTGCGGGGGTCGCCGGTAACGGCTCCCCCGGTTGGGCCAATGGAAACTCAGGAGTCGCAGCAAACGTTATCCGCGGAGGACATCCGCGATATGCCGATGGAACAGTACATGCAAATGAGAGACAGGCTCTTGAAAGCGCGACCCTCACAAGGTCGTTTTTAAATAACAACATAAACCTATAGTTTACAAACTAACGGAGGAAATTAACCTATGGCCCTGCCAGCACCTTCGGGTGGCTCGATAACTACGGCTGCGGACCAGTCGTCGCTAACGGGTTACTCGTCAGATACGGCACTGACTCCCGCGATACAGACTATTTGGAGCAAGGAAATCTTGTTCCAAGCTATGCCTGTTTTGCGGTTTGAACAGTTTGCCGTCAAGAAAACAGAACTCGGCGTTATGCCGGGTCTCACTGTTAATTTCATGCGCTATACCAACTTAAGTGTGGATCAGGATTCTGGTGCAACACTTACTGAAGGTACTCGTATGGAACCAACAGCACTATCTGCCAGCCAGATTCAGATTACTGTTTCTGAGCGTGGGCAGGCAATATCAGTTACTGAATTGCTACTCAATGCGTCTTTCGATGATGTTATGGCATCTTCGTCACGACTTCTAGGCCGTCATATGGCTCAGTCAATGGACATTGAAGCTCGTAACACCCTGTACAAGTCAGGTATTCCATTTGGTGGCGGTTCTGCAACCGCTCCGTCGATCACTTTTGGTCGCACCAAGCAGAGTGGCGCTCGCACCACAGTTTCACCATACGATGGTGGAACCATTGGTACTGCTGCTGCTCCCGGATATCTTTCACCAACTACCATCAAAGATGCGGTTGAAACTCTAGCTGCGGAGAACATTCCGAGACTAGGCGACACATACGTCTGTTTCGTTCACCCAAGCCAGAGCCGTTCTCTACGTGACTGGCCAGAATTTATCGAAGTAACGAAGTACGCCGCACCCGGTAACTTCATGCTCGGTGAAATCGGCCGCCTTTATGACGTGGTCTTCATTGAAACCACTCAAGTCACAAAGGGTCTTGATGGAACTGCCGCTGGATCAGCACTTGCAGACCTTGCAGGTGTTGATACTGATGCCGGCACTGCTGGACTTCAGGAAAATGCCAACGCATACAACGCCATCATGATCGGTGACAACGCATTCGGACAAGCTATTGCTCTTCCGGTTGAGTTGCGTGACGGTGGCGTAATTGACTTCGGTCGTGAGCACGGCCTCGCATGGTACGCCATCTGGGGATTCGGTGTGATCACAAACGAGTCACGCGTTATCATCAATACACTTGGTGGCGCAATAGCCTAGGCTTTTGCTACACTATAATGTTGTGGGGGGCTAGGGCCTTCGTGCCCTGCCCCCCCACCACAATTAACCTTAAGGGGATTTAATATGTCAGACGAAGAAACTACAGTCGAAGAGGCTCCGGCCGCTAAGGCTCCGGCAAAAAAGAAGGCTACACCAAAGAAGAAAGCTCCCGCAGTTGTGGAAGAAACCACAGCAGTTGAGGAGGTCGTAGAGGAAGCCGAAGTAGTGGAAGAAACCATTACTGTGGCTCCAGAGACCAAACGTGTCCGAGTTAAGGGCACATGGCGTATGTATTTTAACGGACAGCCTTGGGACTTTACAGATGGAGAGTACTACGAGTTACCTCTTGACCTTTACGGATACCTTCGTGGGAGTGGGAACATCTACGACACCATGGCATGAGGTAGGTAATGGCCGACGGCTTTCTAATTCCAAATAGGCCAGATACTGGCTACTCAGCAGACCAAACAGAACCAGACAAGGGTGACTTTCAAGCTCTTGGCTATCAAAAATCAGGTATTTTGTCTGGTGGTGCTGTCACACGAAGTAACGTTCGTGAAGTATCAATAACCGAAACCAAAGGATGGTTAAACGGTAATTTCTTTACGGCTTCTGCTGCAACTAAAAGCTTTTCTGCTCCTAGCACAAGCGCATCTAAGTTCATACTCATCGTAGTTAGATACTCCGGTGGGTCGTACGGTATTGAGGCGATTGAAGGCACCAGTGGTAATACTGGAGAGAGCACCACAAATACTCGTTATCCCGATACTTTTGATCCAGCTACTGAGGTTTTGCTGGCAGCAATTTACATGAATGTTTCTGCCACTGATATCTCAGCTACGTCGCTTGTGGACAAGCGGGTTATGGTTATGCCACAAGCTAACCCAACCACCGTAACGTCCACACCGACATCGTCAGACGGTAACATTGGGGAAATACGGATTGACTCAAGCATGACACCTTCTAGTGGGCAATCACGTATCTATGTAAAGACAGATGCAACCACATGGACCAACTTAGGTGATGCTAGTGGTGGTTCAGTCAACAGCGAAGATGTTCAAGATATAGTTGGCGCACAGCTAGTGACGAACGGATCACACAATGGCATAACCGCCGCCTATGACGACGCTGGCGATGGGGCTATAGACTTAACTGTTACCGCATTGTCTTGGAATTTAACAGCGGCTGGTAGTACTGAGAATATCGGTAACAATGAAACCATGGCAGTTAATGTCAGCAGTGACGCTGAAGTTTCTATTTCGCATAGTAACGGAACTATCACGATTAACGACGCGTGGCCTCGCATTAGAACCATGACTCATAACACACTGGGTAATACTAAGCCTGCCCACTACATCTACTCAGACCCATGGGGTCAAACCAGTCCCGGCTTTGGCGGCCCATCTGGAACGGGTCAGTTTATATATACACGACTACAGGTTGCTGATCTTAACCCGATGGTTAATAACACTCATGAGTGTGGCAACAGTTCATATAAGTGGAACTACTCATGGGTGCATAACACATCCTACGCTTCCTCGTTTAGTGGTTGGTCTGACCGTAACTTGAAGAAGAACTTCGGGTCTGCACCCGGTTTGGCCTTTGTTAGGGGGCTTGCGCCTTTGTCCTTTACTTGGAAGGACCCTGATCTAGGGGACTCTTGGGGCTTCGTAGCACAGGACGTTGAGGCTCTGTGTGGCACACACTCACTGACCTCTGAGATCCTTGTGGACACTGTAGATGATGGAACTAAGTACTTGAATTACATGGCGCTACTTGCTCCGGTAGTTAATGCCGTGCAAGAGTTGGATGTAAGAATAAGCAACGTTCAGGTGTCTGAAGGTCTAACAGTTTCAAATCTAGAAGAGCAGATAGCTGGAAGTAAAACCCAGTCACAATCTGCTGTGGATTACATAGATGATTTTGATGCTAAACAACTTGCCAAACAGCCTCAAGTAGACCAAGACCGTGCGGATATCGCTGACTTAAAGACACGGGTAGCAGCATTAGAGGCCGCAGCTAGTGGCTGATCTCCCTAAACCAGACACGTCATACTCAGATATACATGTTCGGTTAGTTAGGAGAGTCATGCCGTGTCGTCAGAACCACCAGTTTCCAGCTATAAACCAACCCGGACAGGACACAGTACCCGGAACAGACTCAGCCAGTTAGTAGTACAATAGAGACATGGCTGCCCAAACGGATATTGAAACTACAGCTAGGAATTACCTTAGGGACTTCCCTAAGTTCTTTCAATTAGATTTCGATGCCACTGGGCGCACTTTTGACTTAGGTCACTTAAACATAGATGCAACCAAACTGTGGGTAGCAACATACACCAGTGGAACCACAACAGAACTCACTACTAGTCAGTACTCCATTGATGAACGCAATGGACTTATTAGATTGGCGGCTACACAAAGCTCTGGAACTAAGCTACTTGTTGAGGGTTATTACTACGAATGGTTGCTTCCTGCCGATTTAACTTTCTACTCAAAGTTGGCACTGAACCAACACCTACACACTTTGGATATGGATAAGGAACAACTATCCGGTGTTGTTAAGGATGTCATAGGTATTGACGCAATGATAGAAGCCCTATGGGGATTGATGACTGAGTACAGCAGAGACATTGACGTTACAACATCCGAAGCCGTACACATCCCAGCATCTCAGCGTTTTCGGATGATACAGCAACTGCTCACTTACTGGACTGATGAGTACGCAAAGAAAGCTAGGGCACTAAACATTGGTCTAGATCGTATTGAGGTGTTCAATCTTCGCCGCACTTCACGCACCACCAACCGATTGGTTCCAATACAGAAGTCAAGGGAGCTTGGAGAATACGGACCTATCGAAAGAATATACTCACCTATCGACGATGGCTCAATCACCATTGCAGAAGAGCAAGATGAGCTACGTACGGATGTATTTATAGACGGCGATCCGCCTGAAGGGTATGTATCGGGCGTTAGGTACTTGTAATGGTAGACGTGCGACGAGAAGCAGAGCACGTCTGGGAAAACTACAGACGATACGCTAGAGACACTGGTGAAACTGTAGTTTGGTATGAGCTACAACCTTTTGGAGCAACAGCGTCTACAGATAGTTTGTACGACGACGTTTATGACGAGGGCTTGTCATCTACTGGGGGGTTACGCTACCAAGACGGTATTGTTGTCCCAGTACTACAGATAAATGAGGTTGAGGATACTAAGCGTGCACAGGCCGATGGTCGATTAGTGGTCCAAACCATTACTGGAGTTAGTTCTATTAAAGACTTCCGAGATGCTGGCATTAGTAACGTATCAGAATATAGAACACACTTAAATGACATGTTCTTCTATGACGGTAGGTACTACTCTGTCACAGGTTATCGTGTTAGAGGAAGGGCCAAGGACGATATCATTCTTACCTTTGAGGGTATTGAGAAATATGTAGATCAGGAGTTATCATTTGACCCCGGTCCTACGCGTGTAACCACTAACGACTACGCTTGGCCCACAACTCTACCCTCCTAATTGGTGTATCATAGTACTAGATTCTAACGAGCGTTAGTGTCTCTCAGTTGCCCAGAATACGTTAGGAGAACGTGTGGATCAGTATTATT